GTATCGTGTAAATCGTGTAGGTTTGTCTAAGGTTAAAAAGACGGAGATGCTCAGGAAAGTCATACGCTATAAAGGTGTTGATGTACTCAATAATATCAGCATCGGCTATCTGTGCGGTTGCGGGGGATCGGGTTAATCTCCGTACCTTAGTAATAATTGCCTGTAAAGATGCATTGCTCATCGTTTCTCCTATAACACGTTATGGGTAGCTTGAGATAATTTACTATTCACTTCACCAATCGGTATAACCTGGGCTACTGATATCACATAAGGTGACGGGTTGGGTGGTGTAACGAATTGATCAAATAAACTCGTATCGATAGCTATCGTAAAGGTGGTGGGAGATACCACGGTTATCGGACCATATAAACCATTTGCCTGTACCATGCCCCACCCTTGGGGAATAATAAGACGTACAATATCACCCGTTTGATAGTTATGTGCAAAACTTGTGGTCACTAACGCCTGTACGGCATTAGTAATGTTGGTTACAAGCCGCATAGCTGGTTGATAGACAGGGTTACGATATGCATATCCGTTTGGTACAGGTCCTGGCATGGTTATCCTTTAAGCTCCAATATGTTCTGCCGTATAAATAGTTGCATGGCCTACCGGCGTTATATCATCAGTATCCACAAATTCTAAACTCTGAAAACTGATACGACGCGTACGTTTGCTTATACGATACGTGTTATTAAATTTACCCATCTCATCAATTTCATAATCATGCACCGGATACCAGCAATCCTTGTTTAAATGCTTTGCTACCATGAGGGGTATATTATATATCTGCCCATCAACCATGGTGAACGACATTACCTCATCTTCTTTATACTTCCTAAATACAAAGGTCATCGTACCACCAGGTACTTCATGAAACCTAAAAATTCCACGAACATTTTCATGATCTTTTGCGTAATTTGCTTCTTGTTGCTTTTTGGTTAACGGTTCTCTGCGAGGAGCCTTTTTTGTTTGATGTAACGCAGTTTGTGCTTCCATAGATATCCTTATAAAGGGGGCAGAGAGCCCCCCTTGTTAATTACACACTAAAGTTCTTACCAGCAATCCAATACAATACGTCTGCATTGGCACCCCCAGGACTTGCTGCACCACCCGGTAATAACATGCCATACGTAGCAATGTTATTAGTCGCGTCAGGCGTTAAGTAGAGGTTATTTTGCACAATGTAGGAAGTATTAGCAGACATCGGTATCGCTTGCGCCCATGAGAATGGTACTGCTGCAATGGCTGCATAGGTAAATGCATTATACCCCGTAGTATTAATGTTTACCGTAAAAGTACCTGCAGTAACTGCAGTAATGGTACCAATTTGGCCATTAAGCTGTGTCATACCCCATGCGTTAGGAATATTAAAGCGAATATTATCGCCCACTAAGAAGTTGTGGCTTACTGACGTAGTAACCACCGCATTAGCAGCTTGCGAAATATTAACAATAAATCTCCACGGTGGTGCAAACAACGGATAGACTTGGCTATTTGGTGCAATGATACGGTAGAAACCACCCGTACCCGCTGCGCCAGGAACATTCGCTAATGCATACCGTACTCTAAATGAGGTATTCGCCACAATGGTATCAATTTCAAAATCAATACCCATGGTATTTGGCTGACCTGCATCATTTGAGAGACGTACAATAGTACCGACCGCTAAGCCCGCTGTACTTCCGGTAGATACTACTGGTTGCACGGCGTTCGTAATAGCAGTTTCAATTACCGGTGCCCCTGGGGACAACATAGATAAATCGTAACGACTAAATCCAAGACCTGCTGCCAAGAACCCTACCGTTACCGGATCGTTCGCTACAGCGCCCTGTTTTGTCCAGAAAATACCCTGTCCTTGAGGCATCTCAGTCTGCCAATAGAACTCGTATGCTAAGTTAGCTGCCGCTTGCGCTAAAGCCGTCTGGTTATAAACACGTATCCAATCAACACCGCCTGGAAAAGGTAAAAATACTGAATTACCTGTACCAGTAAAGGTACCTGATGATATATAGGTATCGTATGCCATGTTATTCTCCCTTTATAAACCGGCTGAGGTCGCGCGGAGGTTAATTACCCAGGCATCATTCAATATCCGCGGTACTTCTGCAAATTTATAACCCACAGAAGCGTTTAAGGCTAATGGCCCATCATATATCGGTGGTCTATAAATAAAGGTAGCTGAATAGCCATCTTGCTCTATAGCAGCATATGCCTCCATACCCACACAGAATATGTTGTAGACGTTGTTACCTAATTGAGAAGCATTCGGTGTAATAGAACCGATGCTGGAAATGAGGAAGCGAAGGTTGCCAATAGAACCCCATTCTGAACGCAATGCATTCATAGGAGATGGATAGTTATTCTTTTGAATAAATCCAGCAACTGCATCTAAGTCACCTGTTAAGTTAGTGTGACATAATGCAAAGTACGCATCACGAACAGGCGCAGTACCGAAACGATCTTCACCCTCGATGTTGTCTAATACGGTGTATGCATTATTTGTTAATAATGTACGTACTACCGCATCAACATCAGTACGGGTTATTTCAGTTGGCGAGTCGCCGTCTATGCCGCCCACACAGTTTATGAAGGAAGCCGTCGCTGCCAACATATTTGCGGTGAGCTGGTCTTCTGTCTGTCTTAATGACACACCGAGACGTTCTGCTGCTTGATTTAAAGCCAATCTGTTACTTTTATGACCTATTGCTAGGCGGGTAGATCTTCTCAGTCTACCTCTCTACATTTCTGTAGAGCTCAGAGCACCGCATCTTCCTTTATGGAAGTCTCCTCGCTTGCTTCGTTCACGCTGCATGCTTTCGCTGCTTGCGCCTTGTTGTCTCCAGCATTATCTGGTAAGAGTTCCAAGTCTATCAGAGGAGATTTAACGACCCCACTTTTATTAAGCTCAATTAATTCTTGATAGCATTCTTCTCTAAGTTGAAGTTCTTTTTCCGATATTCCAGCTTTACAGTATTTGGTATTTTGTGAGAATTCACAAAATTTTAATAATACTTTTGCATTTTCAAGTTTTCCAATTAAAAACGGAATAACATTTTTTAGAAAAACAGAAGCTTCATTTTTAGAATAGATACCATATTGGTAATGAAACCCATTTGAACAATCTTTATTATTTGGTATGTATAGTTTTCCCAAATTACAGTTTTGACGTATAAAATTAAGAGCTCTAGTATCTGTCATTGATATAGATATAACTGGCACATAACGTGGATTAATAACATGAGTGCCTTTATTTTTAATCTGTCTTTTTATTGATAATGAACCATCAGTATCAATTAATCCAGCTACATATGCCCAAAACATTTCATTATCAGTATTTTCTTTTGATAATGATGAAGTAACAGTATTATTAAATGATTTCCAGTCATTTAAACTGATAATCCGTAAATAATAACTTTCTTTATCATGTATTCTTTCCTGAGATTGTTTAATTCCCGGTTCAAAAGAAAATCTGTTAATAAATTCCAGCAATAATTCAGCTCTATCTTTTTTTATTTTTAAAAAAGGAATCAGCTTTTCCAATACTGGTTGTACATTTCGAGAACTTCTCATTCGCCATCTATAAATAACTTTACCTAAAGTGCCATCTTTTTTCTTTACAGGTTTACATGTGATTATATTTCCACCAAGATGTTTTTTTAAAAAATCGACAACATCTTTTCTCCAGTTAACAAATTGAATAAGTGGAAAATAAATAGGATTTGCCTTTGTTGATAACTTTCCTATTGAAAAACTTCCATCACCATCAAAAATACCCGCAATATACGACATAACTATATTCTCTTTATTCATATATACCCCTGTATAAAATTATTATTATACATAAGTATACATTGGTCATTACAAAGTATCAAGTTAAATAATTAAGCAAAATAAACCTTATTAATTTTAGGGTCCTGATTTTGTAAAGTTACCTGTTCATTGAGCTGTATATATTGCCCGTAGAACTGAATTTGTGCATCAATCATATTGTTACTTTCTGTTTGAGAATAAACAGAAGGACAAGTCATTTCTGCCTGTCTCAAGACCTTTCGTTGTCTTGTTCGGAACATCGCATCCCTTACGGGCCAACTCGTTTGTTCTCTCACGGTGGCTATTGACTCACGTCTTCCCTTTTGGGTTGCCTTCCGCCCTGTCGCCATAGTTTTCACCTTAGGCTTCCAAGTCAATTAGAGTCGGTTTAAAGTGGACATTTAATTTATCCACCGCAGTTAACTGCACAGACGGAGGAGTTACACCACTATTACCCAATGGCACTAATGCAGTAGGTAACGGGTTATATCGACGCATACGGAGAACTTGACCACCATTCCGAGGCATCGTTTTACGCTCTGCCGGAATTTTGTGGATCATATTAGGCACCGGAACACTGAGTAATTTATACGAAAAACTTTGCTGCACGGGGGCTGGCAACGTTGTCGTAGTCGTAATAGCCATAGGGCTTTCCTTAAGTTTTAAAATATTAATTCTGTTGAAATTATGCTGTAACTATCAACAGGACTTATATACTTAAGTTGGCGAGACTTTTATCAGCCAGAGATGTGCATACTGCACGATTTGAGTGGACGAGGCTCCCTGTCCTACGAAGCTTTATGCGAAGTAGGAAGAATCGGTCCGAGGGGTTTTGAGTTGACGAGACTCGACTTCAGTCAAGATTAGTTATAGCACTAATTTTTTCTGGTGAGAAGATTAAATATCCGTAAGATGCTGGTTTACCCAAAAAGGGACAAAGTCTAATTGGACAATACTTGGATTTTCAGAATTGTATCCCGTATAGATATTTTTATACTCATCATAATAAAACTTATAAAGGAGCATATCTTCTCGAGAGCCATATACCCATGTGTAGGGACGAGGTTTTTTTTCATGAGCATTCATCATACTGTTTCCCAGGATGGCGAGAGAGAAAAATCATACTTTTCCCAGCAGTCAAAACAGAGAATCATTTTATTTTTACAATAGAACGCTAAGGTCCAACGCTGTTGGTTTTTTAACAGGCATGAACAGGTATCACACACATATTTTTCTTTATATAGTGCATCACAGTCTGCACATTCGAACGTTACGCACAGCTTATTGTCGCTCATGGTGTTTTTCATACTTATTATCATAGCGTTCTGTTTTTATATCTACGACGATGCCATTTTCTAGCGTATACTCATGCACAAATGCAATGTAGTTTTTTTTCTGTTCATATATTTCTTCAATGGCATAGGAAACTATCACCTTTTTGGGCGCTTCTTGAGGCGTAGTAGCATGCACAAGACTCGACATACATAAGAGACCGATAAGAAATTTCATAATACTCCTTTACTGTAATGCTGTAATTATATAATAAAATACCCTCTAATAATAGAGGGTACTCAGTGAAGCAAAAAGGAAGTGAATGAAATTAGGCTCGTTTTTTAGCCTCTTGCATTTCCTTAAAAAGCTGATTACGCAGTTCGGGGGTTAATCCTTGCGCAAATGCATTGGCCTTGGAGAGCGGTGAATCTCCATGCTGCGGATTAACCGTAGTAGATGGTCGTGGTTTTTGGAGATTCTGTTCTACCTTAGCATGCTGTTCATGTGTCGCAGCAATATTAAGCTTCTTAATAATGGTATAGACTGCAGATCCTTTTGTATAGAGATCCGGATTTGCATTGATGGAAGCAGCTATTTCCGGATACTGATCACGTAAGGTTTCTATCGTATCAGGTGTCACCACTGCTTCAAAATCAGGGTACTGGGTACGTAAGCGTGACTCAGCACTCTGTTGTGAATAGTGTTGTTTATAGGAATTAAGCTCGTCACGTACCTTATCTATCTCTTTTTGTACATGCTTCCACTCAACCAAGTCATCAGGGTTGAGGGATAATTCAGGAGTTGTTGTTTTTTGTTGTTCTTGTAATTTTTGATAATACTCGTTGCGTTCTTGTTCTAAGCGTGCTGCCTTGAGTCGTAGTTCACGTATATTAAGTTCGTTAGCGCGGGATGGTGGCGCCGCTTGTGCTTCTTCCTGTACAGGCAGGACAATATCTTGTGCTTCCGTTGCTTCTTCATGAGGTACTATTTCATGCTCTTCCATGCATCTCCTAGGATTCTAAAAAGGGGGTGAATCGTTGTTCTTTATTTATCTTTTGTGCTACTGCAAAAAGGGTGCCGTCAGCAAAATCTAGTATATGCTGCAAGAGAGCGCGCTCTTCTTCTACGACATGTAACGCATTTTCCTTAAAGGTGATACAGGTCTCTTTATCGGGAATACACCACAGATAGTTAATTACCTGATCTTGCGCGTGATACCAAAAGACGGTCTGGTCATAATCGGGCGTAGGACAGGATTGCCGGGCAAAAAAGTAATTACGAAATACATTCGGCATCAGGCGCTCACGCTTGGTAATGACGACCACAAAAAAATCATGGGGAAATAGGGATATATGGGATTCTACACACGTGAGTAATTCATCTATGTAATCCTCCTGCATAGCGCGTTGGATTTCTATAGGATCGCGTGTATCTTCTTGCTTCTGACGTGCTTCAACCGATGCTTTACCCACGGTTTCAGCGCGGGTAACTATCTTCTTTTTCTCAGCCATACATTACTTTCTTTTCTTTTTACCGTAACTCAACGCTATTGCAATAGCTTGTTTAGGATTAGTTACCTTCGGTCCTTTTTTTGAGCCTGAGCGGAGCTTGCCTTCTTTAAACTCATGCATGACGGTCTCTACCTTGGACTTTGAACCATGCTTTTTGGTTTTCATGCTGCGTTTACACTTGTGACACGTCATCTTTTTCTTCATCGTTTTCCTTACGTAATAAACGTCTATCTTCTGCAGTATCTACCCGTGTAATGTGATGGGTCTTTTTGTTGTAAATCGTTTTATGTTTCCCATCAAATGAACGATAAATAATATACTCACCCGTAGATTCATATTTCTGAAAATATCCAATACGACAATTACTTTCCATGTACACCACATTTGTTACATATAGTGGCTCCGGTAGGCTTCTTTCTATCACGAGACATGAAAAAAAAACCAAAGCCACTAGGAGCCCTATCATTTACCTTCTCGCTTCATGCGTCTTTTTTTAAGCTGGGGGTATCGTGCATATACCTTTTTTCGGATACCCTCTGGATTTGGCGCATAATGCGCTCGCGCCAGTGCGTTCCGAGCATGAGCAATATCATTAATAGGAAAACTATAAGGACTTGTACCGCCCGATTTTCCAGCAAAGTCTTTAGGCTTAACATTTTTATATCTCCCTGTAGAAGAACCGCCCTTTTTTGCACGTAACTTTGATTCCTTACCGCGTGGTAGCGAAACACCCTTTGCTACCTTGGTCTTGGCACATTTTTTACATAATGTTCTACGCATGTATCACCCTTTATACAAAGAGGGTCACTACGGACCCCCCTGGAAGTAAAATGAATAAGTATCATCGTGAGAGAATGTTAATTTGCGTCTGTATAATACGCCGTATACGTTTCTCATCCTTCGTTAACGGCACCTTTATCATGTTTACCGGAATACCGATTATCTTATTAAGAAGCTTCTGCATCTTTTTAGGTCGTGGAGCTGCTGGCATAGGCTTACTCATAACTATTCGGGATCCATGGCCTACCAGGAAAGTAGGTTTGGTATCCATGCTCAGGCAAATTAGCAACCGCAGTATGATCATAGGCCACCAAATGGCTATCTTCATACTCCTTACGTCGCCGAGGATCACCTGATTTGTAAAAGGCGTTCCGTAGATCAGCTACGACTACGTTTCCTACTTTTTTCATGCACGCGTCCTTTAATATTTTTCAGGATACATATCATGTTTTTGATGTTTGCTATCCTCGCGCTCTTGATGATCGATACCTTCGATAGTATCAGGCACATAAGAATGCGCGTAGACACATTTAGGATACGGCTTCATCATCGTATGCTGCGGTAGGTTGGCAATGGCATGTGGATCTTCATGAATCATCATGCTTGAATCATATTCTTGCATGTAACGCAACTTAGGTCCCGCATACATTTCACCGCCCATAAAATCATAGGCGCTGTGATGTGAACGCATACCTTTATGCATCATGCGTTCATGCATACCTTCTGATTCATGCTCAGCATCCATTTTCTTATGATGCATATGCCTTTTCATGCCATGAGATTCGTGCATACGATCTTTTTTGGTTTGATGGTAACGTTTTTTCATAAGTACACCTCGTAGAAACTGCCCGTCATAGCATGGGCCATGACCGACAAAGATTAATAATATCCTCTAACTACAACATGGAACTTTCCATAGGTGCAGCTCCTTCTGCATTCACAGAAGGTGTAATAGTTTTCTGTTGCTCTTCAACTGATACCGTCCTTGCAAGATGAATAAGCTTCTCAAGATTGGCTATATCAGT